TCTGGACCTCTACGAGGAAGCCTTCCGCGATGCGTGCAAGCGTTTGGGCGAGGCCCAGACCGCGCTTGAGCAGTTGGTGGCGATTGCCGCAAGACTCAATCCTGAAATGAAGCCTCGCGCCGCGAAGGCTGCGCAGATCGTGGGCCGTGTCCGTGACGGGCTGCCCACCGGCCGGTTGTGAGGCTTGTGGGAACTGCGAGCGACGATCTGGGGGTGTAAAAAGTTGTGACAAAAGAGCAGCGCGGTGCGGGGCCGGTTCGTACAGTTGAGGCACGAGCAGAGATGCTCGCCACCTCTCTTCTGACATGCAAATCTCCGAAGTCACCATGACGCCTGAATGGGCGTCGCGCATCCTTGAACGGAACACGCACAACCGAAGCGTCCGGCCAGCGGTGGTCCGGCAAATCGCAAGCGACATGGCGTGTGGCCGATGGCTGCTCACTCCTCAAACCGTATCCGTCGCAAGCGACGGCACGCTGCTCGATGGCCAGCACCGGCTGATGGCCATCGTTCAAAGCGGTCAAGCAGTTCAGATGATGCTTGCCACAGACTGCCCGTCTGAGTGCTTTGCAGCCATTGACACCGGCCAGTCGCGCACTCCGGGAGACATTCTCAAGATTGAAGGTGTGAGTAACTACACTCACGTCGCCTCAATCATCAGGCTGGTTCATCTCTACAACACTTGCCCTGGCAACGTTTGGGTTGGGCAACTAGGCGCGCTTTCCAAGCAACAGATCGTGGAGACCTACAGAGCCGACCCCGACGCCTGGAATGAAGTGACCAAGCTCGCCATGAGCTTCAATAAAGCTCCATGCGTGCAGGTCAGTGCCGTGGGGGCTTTTTTGTACCTGTACCAATCATCGGCCGCGCCAAGCGCCGACGATCAAGCGTTCTCACGGGATTACCTGAAGCTGTATTGCACTGGTGAGATGCTGTCCGCCGGCAATCCTGTTTTGGCTTTCAGGAACTGGCAGGCCCTGCAGTGGAAGATGGCCCAGGTGAAGAAGGCTCAAACACAGCTGGCTTGCCACATCAAGGCGTACCGATATTGGAGGGATGAGGTTCAGCTGAAGATCTTCAAGCAGCCTCAGATCCCTCCGATGCCGCACCTGTGACCCTCACCCCCGCCGAACTGCTGGCCCTGCGCTGGCGAGTGAGCGACAGCGTGCTGCTCGACTGGCTGGATCTGGCCGAGATCGCAACCGGCAGCGGATGGCCGCCGCCAGGGCCAGCAGGCGGCAGTAGTCTGAAACCGACAGAGCCCAGTCCCCTGCAAGCACGGCTGGGCCATCAACAACACCCCCTAGGCCTCTGCTCAGCACGCCCAAACCTGGGGGCCACTCATTGTTAAGGATTGCGACATGCCGCCTGTGTGATGCAGGCCATGCCCGTATCTTGGGCCCATCGGCAGGCCGAGCGCGCCGCTGATCACCCCATCGCCCGGCACTGGCCGGAGGAACTCATGTCCATCACCTGCATCACCGCCTGGGCGGTCGCCCTGCTGCTGCTCCCCCTGGTCGTCCTGCTCTGGGCCACTGAGAGCCGCGAGCAGCGCGCACGCCGCTGGCGCCGCGACGGTCTCACCCAGCAGGCCATCGCCGATCGCCTTGGCTGCTCACGCACCACGGTGCGGCGGATGCTGGCCGCTTAAGCGGCCGGCCACAGCTCGCGTGGATCCTTGCCCGTCAGCATCATCCGGCTGAGCCGCTCAGCCCGGCCGCCCACCTGTTTGGCCCACTTCGAGTCGAGCATCATCGTGGCCGCCTGCTGGTAGTCGCCGGCCTCAACGGTCGCCAGGGTCCGCTTGAAGTTCAGCAGCCCGACGATGCCCATGTTGAAGGCCATGTCGACCAGCACCCGCGCGCGCACCTCATCGAGACGCGCCACCCAGGGCAGCGCGCGCTGAAGCTCCCGCTCCATGTCGGCGATGTCGTTGGCCAGCAGCATGGCGGACTCCTCGCGGCTGATGCCGCGGTCCTCCAGATTGCGACCCACGCCAATCGTCAGCTTGCCGGCGGTGCAGCGGTAGGGTTTGAGGCGCTCGCCTTCATGGAGGCGGAGCTGCCTCACCATCGCGTCGCGGTCGACCACGATCAGCGCTTCGGGAACGCAAGGCGCAGGAACTGCAGCACCAGCTGGATCAGGCTGTTCGCCCGCAGCGGGCTGATGCCGATGATTTCGCTGGCCGCGGCCACCACGATGGCGGCGTAGGCGGCGTGAGTGGGGTCCATGACGATCTCCATGTGTGCCTCCAGGCTAGGTGTAGTGCAGGTAGGTGCTCAGGATGTACTTCGGCCCCGACACCGGCGGCCGGCCGGCGTGCAGCCAGGGCCAGAGCGGGGGGAACAGGACGGCGGTGCCAGCCTCAGGCTGGATCGACTGGCCCCAGCCGGGGAACTCCGTCGCGCCGCCCTGGTCCACGTCGTTCAGGTAGACCAGCGCCGCAAGGAACCGCCTGGCGCTGGCGTGGTCGCCCACGTCGACGTGATCCGGGAACGCCTCGTCGAGGCCGGGCCGGTAGCGCTTGATCCGCAGCTCCTCGAAGGCCAGTTCCTCCGGCCACTGCGTCGGGCTGATCTGCAGGTCGCGGCTGTAGCGCTCGAACAGCGGAAGGATCGCCTCAAATGCCAGATCGTGGCCGCGCTCCCAGGAGCGGGTGAGGTTGATCTCGGTGAAGCGCGGGGCAGCCGGGTCATCCTCGGCGCGGGCGACGTGTTCGCCCTCGAGGGCCTCGAAGCCGATGGTCAGCGCGCGGCAAAGCTTGCGGGAGAGCGCGCCTGGGTAAACGCGCACGAGGTCAGAAAGTTCCATCAGCGCCGCGCCAGGATTGCCCAGCCGGTGCCGGGGCCTTCAACCATCCAGCGCGGGCCGAGGTTGCGCCGGCTGTAGCGGACCCGAGCGCCCCAGTTGTTCACGTAGTTGCCGCTCACCAGGTCGAGCTCACCGAAGGGATCGTGGACGATCAGGCCGTCGTCGGTGTAGCCGATCGCGCAGATCCAGTGGCCGCCGCCGGCAGGCGCTGTGACGGGCCCTTTGTGCAGGATGCCGATCGGGACCGGGATGCCTTGGTCGATCTGCTGCGTGATCGTCGACCAGCTGCCGGCGTGGGTCAGGCTGGCCTCGACGCCGAACGACTGGAGCGCCTTGAGCTGCGACACGCTATCTGTGGTGTCGCCGTAGCGCAGCACGCGGCCCAGGTAGGTGTCGTCGCCGTTGGGGCCGCGGAGCGTGCCGGGCTTTAGGGCCTCGAGCAGCATCGCGCATGAGCTGCTGAAGCACATCCGCAGCGCATGGGCCGTGGCCGAGTCGCGCTGGCTGTAGTAGGGCACGCGCAGCGGATTGACCAGCTCGCGCGTCGTCTCCTGTTTGCCGTCTGCGCGCCAGGTTTCATACCAGGCGGAGTCGGTCTTCTTCAAGCTCTTCGGGATCGTTTCCCACAGCTGCTGGATCGCTGCGCGCTGGTGAGGCAGGCCCTTCCAGTGCTCAAAGAAGGGGATCAGATCGTCGATCATCTGGGGTGTTCGACGTGGGCTGGCCCGAACTCTATTCGCGGGGCAGCCATTGTCACCAGCACCGGGACGACAATGCTGGCCACGATGGCGAGCACCACGCCCTGAGCGATCTTCTGCTCTGCCGCGCTCAGCCGGCGGAAGGCCTCGGTGATGTCCGCTCGGTTGTTAGCCAGGGTCTGATGGATGGCGTCGATCTTGCCTTCGAGGGTGCCGATGGCGCGCAGGATGTCGCCATGGGAAACTTCATGATCAGGCATCGTGTGCCGCCTCCATCAGGGGGAAGTCTAGGTTCAGCGAGCTGATCCGCCTTGCAGGTGCAGCAGCCGCATGTTGCCTTCAGGCGTGGCGATCTGGACGGCGTAGCCGCCAGCGCCGGTATAGCCCAGGTTGCTGATGTAGCTCGCGCCGTTGACCAGCGTGATCGCTGAGCCGCTCGGCGTGCCGAAGTCGATGCCGGCGTGGAAGGATCGGCCGAACAGGTTGCGCGGGCCGTAGCCGGAGGTGACGCCGTAGTTGCTCGGCGGCTTGCCATTGATCCGCAGGTAGCGGTCCGCATCAGCCGCTGTGATGCGCCGGCCATCAGCCCAGCGCGCGTCAAGGTGAGGACCGGTGGCGTCGCCGCTGCTGCCGGTGCGCGCGATCACGCCCTTCGTGCCGCCTGCTGTGGCGCGGCCGGTGCTGTCGCGGCCGGTGCTCCAGTCGCTGCTCTCCTCGCCCTGCGTGCCGCACTCGACCGTCGTCGTGTAGCCGCTGCTGCCCAGGTCATGGGTAACGCTCTTCACGTTCCAGGTGCCGTCCACCAGGTCGCGGAAGCTCTGAAGCGTCACCAGCCCCTCGGCGTTCACATCGGGCCGGCCGGGCAGCTGCAGGCTGATCCGCACCTCTCCCGCGCGCAGGGACTGCAGCCGGCTGTCGGCCGCCTTCTGCGCCTCGGCCTGAGTCTTGAGGACCTGCGTCTCCTCGAACGTCGGCAGCGCGCCGCCTGTCTGGCCGGCGGTGATCACCTTCTCCTTGTTCACCGAGCGATCCAGCCACTTTGCCTTGACGGCTCCATAGGCTCCGCGGTTCTTGAGCGTCGCGCGCCAGCTGGTCACCTCGCGCTGCTGGATCGTGACGTTGCCCGCGTTGTCCTTGTCGCCTCGGGGCACCACCACCAGCTTCCCGTCGGCCGGCTTGATCGTCGCCCGGAACTTCTCCGCCAGGCGGGTCAGAAAGGCCTGGTCGCTCTCGTTGGTCTGGTCCTCGTGCTTGATCTGCTGGCTGGCCAGGCTGCCCTTGATCACCGGCGTGAGGTTGTTCTGCTGGGCGACCTGCTGCACCACCTGCCCGAGCGTGACGCCATGCCAGCTCTTGGTGCGCTGCTCCTTCAGCAGGGTCGGCGCGGTGTTGCTCGCGGTCGCGCGGATCACCATCGAACGGGGCCCCATGCTGAGCTCCACTTCGTCGATGGCGAACGCGCCCATGTAGGTGGGCTTGTCGTAGCCCAGCCACACCCGCAGCCAGGTGCCGTTGACGGGGACCGGGATGCGCTTGTCGCGGTCATCCAGCGCGATCTCCAGGCTGTCGCTCTGCTGGCCGGCCTGCTCGCTGATGCGCAGGCTGACCAGGCGATCAGCGATCAGCTTCGTGATGTCGCTGCCGTTGGCCTCGATCCTGAACCCTGGCGTGGTCATGCTGCCCCGGTGCCAGCGGTCGCAGTGACGGGCGGCTCCCAGATCCTGATGGTCTCGCTGGTGCTCGGCTCAGGCAGATCGGGCAGCAGGATCGTGACGCCCTGGGGAAGGATCGGCAGCAAGTCCGCCAGGTTCGGGTTGGCGACGAGCACCGCCTCGACCGTCTGCTGGGTGCGGCCGTAGTAGGCGTGGCAGATCGCGTCGAGCTCGTCGAACTGCTGCGTGACGTAGAGCTGGCTCATGGCTGGATCACCTGCCGCACGGCGTCAGTGATGAAGGGATCGACGTTGAGCAGCGTCGTGATGGTCGCTGCATCGCGCACCAGGGCCGCAAGCGCCTGGCCGCCGTTGGCGCCGCCGCCGAGCGTGTTGAGCGCTGCGGTGGTGGCGGGCCGGAGCGCATCGAGCGCAACACTCATCGCCGGCGCGCCCTGGCCCTGCGTCATCTGCAGCGCCAGTGCAGCGCCGGTGACGCCAAGGTTGCCCCAGACGCCAAGCTGCTGAGCGTTGAGGCCGAACAGCCCGAAGCCACCGAGCGCAGCGCCGACGTAGTTGTTGTTGCCGATCGCGCTGGCGATGGCGGCCAGCTGGCCCAGGCTGAAGCCAGCGCCCTGCGCCTGCGTGGCCAGGGTGGTGAATTGCGGATTGCTTGCCCAGTCGAGGGCCTTGAAGGCGGAGCCGTCGGCGGTGAGCGGAGTGAGGCCAGCGAGGGCGTTGGAGGTGACGCCGGCGTAGCTGCTGGCGTTGTTCATGCTCAGCGGGCTGGCGGCCTCGCCTGGGTTGTCCTCGCCGTAGCGGACCAGGCCGACGCTGAAGTCGATCTGCCGCGCGCCGCCGCCGGGGGCGAACACCGACAGGCCCTCGCGCAGGCTGCGGATGGCCCAGCGGCCAAACACGCGGCCAGCGCCATCGGTGAACATCTGCGGCTCGCCCTGGGCGGCGAGCTCGCGCAGGGTCTCCAGTGTGGACTGGCGACCGCTGAAGCCCGGGTAGAGCACGCCGTCGAGCGTGATCTGCTGGCTGCCAGGGCCGACGAACTGAGCGGCCGGATCTCGCAGCAGGCGGTCCTGCAGCTCCCAGCGGTATTCGGCGGTGCGCTCCATGGTCTGGGGCACACCGTTGGGCAGATCGAA